AACCCAAAGTCTGAATACCAGTCTCAGGCGCCACGCGCACCTCAGACAGCAACATTCTTGCGCCACCGCGCTGCCGAGCCCGACGAGCCGCCGCAGTACGCTCTGCCAACTCACGCGACTCTTCCTCGGTCTGAGCCTTGAGCCGTGCGTTCTCTTGTTTCGTCTCTTCGACCTGAGCCCTCATGGCTTCTTGGCCGCTAGTGTCTGGCTTAGGCGCCTTAAACATTCCACCCATGCTCACCTCGTCATCATTAGATAATCAACACCGTCCGGGCCATACTTGTGCAACACAGACTCAGCCCTGAATCCAATTGCGCCAGCCCATCTCAGTGCGCGTATATCCGTAGTTCTAACGGTTATTTGTAGCCTGTGCAATCCCATAGATATCTTTGCGATATCCATTACATGAATCCCCACCTTTGTCATAGTTAGTGGGCGCTCACGAGCACCATTGTCAGCAATCATCCAAGCCTCTGCCACGCCATCCCAGATACTCACAAAGCCAAACGCCACCACCGGCTTTAACGCCACAAAGCCAGTAACCGCTGGTCCCATTTGTGACTGCTGTGTCAACAAAGTTGAGACGTCTGCGTTATGCACCAAGACTTCCTCTTGGTCCGTGTTGATCCGGGTTGCGTGCGCTGGGCTAAACGGCATAAACCACACCCCGCCTTTGGCAAAGCGGTAGTTTAATTTTTCAGCGAGCGCCAAAGACGTCAAAGTCTGCATTGACCACCGTTTGAGCTACAAGGCTGTTGGATTGGAGCGGGCTTCTGGTCATGCGCTTGTGCTCACCACCACCGAGCAGCAAGTAACCAAAGGCATCGCCAACGTGTGAGTGTTCATTCTTATTTGGCACATCGCGGAACCGTTCTTGCCCCGCTCCGACTGAGATGCGCTTAAAATGGTAACCGCCGGCTAACGCTTTCCGGAGGAGCTTGCATTGTCTATCCACAATCAAGCCTGGCTTACCGGCTATCAATCTTTGCATGGGCGCGGCCGCAGCTTCGCGCCTCACGCGGAAGTCGTTACTGTGGGTTGGCTGCGCCCGTAACCCTAGGGTACGCAGATGGTCAAACGCCGTAACCTCATAGATCGCGTCACGCTGCATACCAGCGGGGTCGCCCCAGAGCATGACTTGAGCCTTGGGGAACCTAGCGTTCAACTCAGCCAAGAGCTGCTGCCCGAACCGCTCAAGACCCATGTCAAACGTGACGATCTCATGCAATATGACCCATCGGCCATTGCTCAACCGCTGTCCTATCACCGCAGCTGGGGTAAGACCAAAGTCTAGCCCCACCTGTAGCGGCTGACCTGGATCGTACTCAATGTCATCCACCATCAGATTGTCGTCATACTCTGACCAGACTGGTTTGCCTTCTTGGACGTAGGTGTATTGCCCTTCTGCATAGCACTTGATCCAGTCCAGATTCTTACCCAGTAGCATCTGCTGGTAGTAACCCGGCGGCAGGTTGTCTATGTTCTCTGCCTTTGGGTTGACCTTCCACCACCGGCCAGAGGCAAAGATGTGGTCATTGGCTTCTGGGTTATCTGGCAACTCTTCTGGGCTGACCTCAACGATACCGCCTGGCTGCTTGTAAAACTTCCAAGCGTATGAGCCAGACATCTTCTCCTTTTCGGCCATGCGAAACCACCAATGGTCGTCATCCATCGGGTTGGTGTCCATCCAGATTCCGTGCCAAGTTGCGCCACCGTCACGCTTAGTGGGGTAGCGGCCAACCCGGTGAGTCAGTCCGTCAATCACAGCCTTTGGCAACTCACGCGCCTCGTTCACCCACGCACCAGTCAACTCCAACGACAGCAGCTTGCGGACGTCTTTTGGCTGGTCCAGCGCTAGGAATATGACTTCGCAGTCAATACCAGCAGCGTCTCCGCGGCTAGGCAGACGGATGTGATGCGTGATCGGCGGCGTCCAGAGCATGGGACCAAACGTATTCTCAGGGAACAGATCTAGCCATGTCTTAATCGTTGTGGTCTTTAGCATCGGGTAGCTATTACGCACAACGGCAAAACGCGTGTAGCGGATTCCGTCGATCGGACTAGGCTTTTGCTCTACTGCCTTTTTCATAATCTTGGCAGCGCAGGCATACGACTTGCCGGAACCCACCGGGCCCATCAAGCCTTGGACAAACGCATCACTTTGGAAAAACTCAAAGACACGCGGCGACTTGCTGAAGTTGAGATTCAGCCCAGTCTTCGGCATCTCTTTGTTTGAGCGTTCCTTTGTCTTTGTCATTATTTAGCCGCTAGATAAAGCCCAACATTACCAATAGCGTAGCCAACAAAAGCAATGCCAAGACCGAGATTACCAGCGCGTAAAAGATCAACAGCAACAACTGAGTAAACAATTCCGATCCCCGCTATTAGCCACGACGCCATGATCTGTACCCCGCGTAAACAAGCACAGCAATTGTGTAGAAAAAGAAGTAACCAAGTTCAGCCATTTTTATCCTCCGTTTTAGTTTTACATTCGCAGTGTTTCTGCGCTTCACGCCATACCAACTCTGCCACAGCCTTCTCGTCTTCAGACCATGTGCGAGCATCTTGCCTTGTTTTTAGCCACTCTTCAAATGTCATGAGCCAAACCCCGTTTGTGACTTCAGCCATTCCTTGTGCCAGTGGTCAGCCATCTCACAGTCCTGATACGCCTCAAAGCACGGCGTCCCAATGGTGTAGTGCAACAACTCAGCCTGATCGTTCTCAGGATATTCCATCACCAGCCAGTTCCATGTGAGCGGCAACTCACCTATCTCGCCGTCGTGTAGCCAGTTAAAGCGATGTAGGAATGAGCCCTCTAAGCCATTGATGGCATACGGTGTCAGGCTACGGTTGGCAGAGTGCTCACAGTTCCACAGGATTAGACTGGACCAATTCTTGCGTGGGTAGTCCTCATTTTTATTGCCAAGATATTTTTTTACATGCTTGGTTTTGTATTCGTGTTTTACAACCTGTACTGCGTACCGGTCATCCCTCATCTCCCACAGCTCTGAAACGTCGGACTTACAGACCATATCTCCGTCAGCGAAGATTGCCCAGCCACGGTAGCCCATGAGATGGGGCACCAGGAACCGAGAGTAGATAAACTGGTTTGAGCCATCTCTTTGGGTGTTGATTTCTCGCAGCGAGTCGGCCACCAATGGCGTGAACCTGGCTGGGCGACTGGTATGGCTAATCACGGATTGGCAAAAGGTATGGTAGGCCACGGCTTCGCGCTGATCGAAGCCAACAAAGATGTCAATCACTTGCGCCCCCGTGTCGGATCAGTTCAGCAAAGTACTTGCCCCAGCTAGTCGGTTGACGCTCACACTTCCTAGCCAATCGCTCACGCTCGTCTTTAGCCACCTCATTGGCAAGCGCCACCAAGAAGTCATCAACCGTCAGGTTTTGTTGTATTCGGCAGATAAGCACAGCCACTTCTTGCTTAGTCATCTTTCACCTCCACGTCAACTGGTTGTGGTGCTTGGACGTTAATACCGATTACAGAAGGTTTGTCTTCTCCGTCGTCCGGGCTATCAAGCAATCCAGACGCCTTAGCCAGTAGGCGAAGCACGCCAACTTTGTCGTATAGCTCAACGTCGAGCGTCTGCGAACCATCCTTCTCACGCTTAACCCGGATATTTTTGATTGCCTGCAAGGCGTGATCCGGAATTTGACTTGCCGCTTTAACCTTAACATTGCCGTCCTCATCCCAAGTAAGTATGTCTGTGATCTTGGTGTTGGCCATACACAGCAGAGAGTAGGCCACCGCCTCCCGGTTTTCAACAATGGTAGCCGAGCGTTCCAGCCTACGGGAGATGGAGCGCACCCCACCCCACCCGTTCAGGCTTGGCACCTGGCTTGAGATACGGGACTTAGTGCGAGCCATTGATCCGCTCTCCAATCCACCGCATGACAGGAACCGCCATGCTATTGCCAAGTGCTTTATAGCGCGGCCCATCAGGACAGTTTTCTTTGATGTTGGTGTAGTCGTCGGGAAAGCCCTGCAGGCGTTCGCACTCTACTGGGGTTAAGCGGCGAACGGCCATTGGTTGAGCAATTGCAGGAATGTGAGCACCAGCAGCTAATGGATGGCATGGATCACCAGCTTTAGGGCTACTGTAATTTGCTGGGCTAGTTATCTGCGTAGTATCAAACGGAATTGGTTGCGCCACCGCGTGATGGTTGGTTTTTGTAATCGTAAACATTGATTCGCCTTGCTCACCAACCCCGCAACCTGTGCTTGCATCTGCATCAGGACTTCTAAAGCAGTTCATGGAATTTAATGGAATAGGTTGCGAAATAATTCTGCCCGTATAAGCATCTTGTCCAGAATACGCTCCCGAGTGAGTATCGGCACATAGAGTTCCTACTGTTGTTGGTATGTACGTTTCTCCACACTCAAAATTTTGTCCACCAGCTCCCGCTTTTGTAAGTGTAGCGGCTACATACCATCCGTCTTCGTTGTGGCCAGGGCGACTAACTCCAGTCCCTTCTTTAGTGAGGGTGGGAGTGACTTGCCCCTTTTCTCTGCTCGGCGCAGTATCCCTGCGCAAGCTTTGGCGCTCAAAAAGAACCGTTGCGGCAGGTCGCCAGTCTCCAAGGTATCCGACAACGAACACACGTCTGCGTCTTTGGGCCACTCCGAAGAACTGAGCGTCCAACACTCGATATGCGAACCCATACCCGAGTTGAGCCAACGCCCCGAGGAAGGAACCAAAGTCCCGTCCTCCATTGCTTGACAAGACGCCTGGAACGTTTTCCCAGACAAACCACTTCGGTCGAAAGTGGTCAAGAATTCCGCAATAGACGAGGGCCAAGTTGCCGCGAGGGTCTTCCAATCCTTTTCTGAGACCGGCGACTGAGAATGACTGGCAAGGCGTTCCTCCGACAAGAAGGTCAATTGTTCCAATGTCCCACTCCTTATATTTTGTCATGTCCCCAAGTTTAGGCACATCAGGATAATGATGGTCCAAAACCCGAGAAGGAAATTTTTCAATTTCTGAAAACCCAGCCGGCTCCCAGCCCATGTGATGCCAGGCCACAGTCGCGGCCTCAATCCCAGAGCAGACGGAAAGATATCTCATCAGAACGGGATGTCATCGTCTAAGCCAGTAGCCGTCTGATACCCATTGCTTTTGGCATGATCGTG